GGATAGTATTTAACCATAAAATGAATATCACTTTGAAGTATTTTTTTACCAAAAAGCGTTCGTTCTAAAAATCCAACTTTGGAAGTTTGAGCATCTTCGGGTGAAAATGTGTCAATACCAGAAACGAAAACATAGTAATCGTTATTAGCAAGGTCATCAATAAATAACCTTGTTACATCTGTTTTAAAACTATTGCTTAATATTTCTGCCATTTTGAATTAGACTCTAACCGTTTTTATTATTTATTCCCAGCCTCAAGATGTGAAAGAAACTTTTTGTCTCGGCCACGCTCTACCTGAAGTCGGTCTTCGTTTAAATGTTGTTTGTGGACTACCACCTGCGATATATTTACCTGTTCCCATACGTACTCCCCATGGAATATGTACTCTTAAAGGTGGTGTTCCATATAATTCTGTTAAATCAGCTCCACCATTTTGATAATCATTATCAGAAATACGATTAATATTACTTGATGAATATAATTTAGATGATGCTATATTAGTAGGAGGATAAACTGCTAGAGGAGTTTGTTTACTTCCTGCTACATTAGAAAAATTAATTCCTTCACCTTCTTCACCAATTAAATTTTCTTTTGCTGATTTTATCATTAATGCTTTTAATTCTGCAATGCTTGGATAAACTCCGCGTTGTACAAAATACCAATCTAAAAATACAGTCGCACAACCTGCTGCAACTGGTGCTGCACAACTTGTACCACTAAAATAACCCCACTTTCCATCATTATATGTAGATGTTGGATAGCTTGTCCATGTATATGCACCATAAGATGCAAAATCAATCATAGGACCTCTACTACTGTAATCGTCCATTAATCTATTAACGTCGTCTTGTTGACACGCAGCAATTGTAAACTGATTGTCTCCACCGTCAATTTCTGACCTTAAAATATAATAGCTTGATTGTGAGCCTTGTGTTGAACTAGTAAATTGATTTCGGCCATCACCATCTAAAGTATTTGTTACGTAAGTAGCACCGCTGTCAACTCTTATTGTATTATTCCATCGTGAGTCATCTGGATTTACAGCAACGTGCGCGTTATTACCTGCACTTTTAAAATGATAAATTCCATTATAGTTATTAAATTGAGACATAACTGTATCAAATGCAGAATATCTTGTTTGGTCAGGAACAGAAATCATCCATTTATCAGTACTATCTGCAGGGTCTTCAATAACTCTTGGAATAATTAAGTTATCTACAAATGCTCTATAATCTCCTTGCCAAGAGCTTGTGTCTTTTATACACGAAATATTACCAGTCATAGCTGGATGGAAATCACAAACATAATCATAATTAGTTGTAGCGTCTGGCATTGTAAATGTGACTGTACTTGTTCCTTGACCACTTACTCCTGGAACATTACTACCTCCAGTAGTTCTGACATACAATGGATGTCCACCAGAAGCTTGGTTGTCAATAATCACAGTATCTCCTGGATTACATACAATTCCTCTATTATTAATAGCAGAGTTTGCAGATATTCCTTCGTAAACTCTATCTTCACCAGTAACTTCGTATGCGCTTGAACCTGAAGCTGTCATTGTGATATTCCAAGTTGCTGCTTGAACATCACCACGATTTATTGTTGTTGAATTACCATCTTCGTCATAAGCTACAATTTGATTGATGCTATCCATTGGATAGAATTTTTCGTGTTCAACTCCAGAATATCCCCATGCTCCAGTTACAACTGTTGCATTACGAACGCCAGTTGCTGGATTTACAGGTTTACTATTATGCCATTGCAATGCTGTATAATAAGCAGTAGTAACACCATCACTAAGATACATAACTCTTAATGTAGATTTTTTACCCCAACCACAATGTTTACCACCTGCTGCGCTTAATACTCCAATTGCATGAGAACTAAACCAATTAGTATTATTATTCGTAACTTGATTATTACGAGCTGAAGTCATCGAACCAGAAGTTTCGCTCCAATCCATAGGAATAAATTTAGAATCAGTAGAATCCCATTCTTCAAAATCTACATGGTCTTCGTGACCAGCATTACCTGAAGCCGGGCTACCTGCTTCAATAGCAACAATATCTACATATTCTCCTAAAAAATTACTTTTAACTGTGTCATCAAATTGATATTCAGAACCCTGAAAAAAGCCAAAAGGTTGTGTGCCATCAGCCGGGTCAAATTCACTTGTAAAAAACATATTTAAGCCAGTATGGTCAGCGCCATTACCGCTGCTTGGAATATATCTTGTTCTATATGATACTGTATTACTTTCGTATCTTGGTGTGGATGTTGGATATGATACTAAATCTACAACATCTCTTTCTGGGCCACATTCAATTACTTTATCGCTTTCAAGTAATTGAGCGCATTCTTCATCTGTGAGTTTCATGGCAATAATACCATCCCACATATCAAAGTTACAATGAACTTCCATACCAGCTGCTTCATTAGCTAAGAATGAAGCTTCATCTGTTCCTGGTTGTAGGATTAAATTGTGAATGCGTTTAGACATTTAATTAGCTCTCTAATTTTAATGCGTCGATAGTGACTGTAACTGTACCTGCACTTCCTGAATTATTTTGAATTGCTACTGGAACTTCAGTTTCTGAATTATCTAACCAACCCATAATTGATGGGGTTATTTTAAATGTTGTTGTGCCTGAAGCTGTTGCAATAAATTCTGCAATAACACCAGAACCATCTGAAGGGTCTGTTCCTTGGCTTCTACCTGCATCTGCTGTTCTTGCTGCTGTGTCAGAATATACTCTAACCCAACACTCTTTGTCTACTGTAACTTTTTGTAAAGCGAATGACTTACCTAATGTAGCATATTCAACAGAACCTGAAGCGCCATCTGCGATTGAAGCAGTTGTTTCTGCTTCTGATACACGAGATGCTCCACCTCCGCCGCCGCCACCTGCTGCAGCCCATTGGAAATCAGAACCACTCCATTGTAAAAACTCATTAGAACCTGCACTTGAAACATTTAAATGAGAATCAACATTAGAATCTGCATATTGTGTAATTGTAGATGATAAAACACCACTTGATGCAGATAATCCAGTTCCTGCAATTGCTGTAACTAAATCAGCGATTGTGTCTTTCTTAGAATTATTGGAATCATCAGCATCAATAAATCCAATACTATCTGCTGCTACATCAAGTGTTCCACCTGTTAAACTGTTGAGGTCAGTACCACCGCCTCCGCCACCGCCTGAAGCATTAATTGTAATACTATCTGCATTGGCATCAGTTGTAATTGTAACATTGGAACCAGCTACTAGAGTAAGTGTATCTGTTGCAGTATCAGCTACAACATTAGTTTGACCTGCAACTGCAATGGTTCCAAATGTATTAGCAGAAGAACCACCACTTGGTAATGCAGTCCACTGATAATCAGAACCACTCCATTGTAATACTTCGTTACTACCTGCGCCTGAAACATTTAAATGAGTATCAACAGCAGCATCATTATATGAGCCACCGCCGCCACCGCTTGCTTGTTCAACCCAAGTATATGTACCATCAGCATTTGTCTTTAATACATAATCAGATGTTTCTGAATTAGTAACATTATTAGCATAAACATAAGGAGCAAGTGGGTCTGTATAATTTAGTATTGTACCACCAGAAGTATCTGCTAATAATTTTCTCCATGAACCGTGTGCGTAATATAAAGCACCAGTATCATGAGCGTGGCCAATTGCTCCATGGTATGTGCTTGGACTATTAGCGGTTAGGTTTGCAAATGTATCATAATAAAATGATACTTTGTGAGGTTTTCCGTATAAATCTAAATTCCCATTGGAATCAAATATACTAGTAAGTGTTGTTGAAGTTCCAAAATTAAAATATATTTCGTTAAAATTGTCGTTGACTTTATCGAACGCATTACGTAACGGGTCACCTGACCCATCATTCGCAGATGCACCGATGTTAATTACTTGCTTGGCCACAGCAGTTTCTCCTTTAAATTATTAAATATTTATTATGCCGGTTCATGGTCGGCAGTAACATAGGTACTATCAACAGTATAGTTTGTTACTGACGCCTCTAAATTATCTGTGTTCGCTCGGTCGAGTGGCGAACCCCTTCCATCGTCATTAAATAGTCGTAAAAATCGTGCTTTAGTTGTTCCAGTATTATCATACTTATAAATGAAATCACCAAACATTTTTGAACCGGCGAGGTGAACATTTTCTTTAAGTAATTTTTCGTACTGGCTTTTATCAATAGTTGATTTAATTTGATATGAATACTCTTGATAGAAATTACTATCTTGTATTCTTATACCAGCGCTATAGTAACTATCAATTGCTTGACTATTTGCAGTTTGAGTTATATAACCATCAACGTGAGATGAAAAATCTTTCCAATATCCTTTATTTTTTCCTTGTTCTTCTGCTGTAACTGTCCCAGCAGCTAATTCTAATGTTTCATCGGCTGGATTGTATATATTAGCTTTTTGACCAGTAATATAAGCAAATCCAGAGTTGTTAACTGCAACCTCTTCGATATATCCAGTTTCGTAAACTGCTCTAGCATCAATAACTGCGTTATCACCATACGCTCTACTTGAATAATCAATTGAAACACCTGCAACTTCAAAAACATCATTATTAGTTCTTATTATATCGTTAAGTCCAGAAAGCCCATTCCACGAGTTAGGCAAAATATAAAGAACATTATTTGGTATATCAATAGAAGTTACTTCGGCAGTTGTACCAGTATTTTGTTCTGTAATAATTTCACCGCTATTAAATAAAGCGGCTTGACCTGCATTACTTAATCTTAATACTTGACCTTTCTTATCAAATTTAGAAATTAAATCATCTTTTGCTCTAGCAAAGATATCAAAATCGTAATTAGCACCTTTGTCAATATTTTCAAATAAAGTAATTTTACCAACTTGAATACCTGATATGTCAAACGCTTCATCTAAAGGTGTAGCTAAAGTAACTGGACTTGCTGAACCAGACATTGGTGCAGTAGCTTCATAGTCTGCAGCATTAAGTTGTGTAGTTAAATGTGGTTGAATTAAATCTGTAATTAAATTGACTGTTTCTACATTTGAAAGTTCTGCTATAACTTGTGTGTTAGCATTTTGTGGATTACCGTCTGGATAAAGAATACCTGGAGAAGAATCATTAAAAGCTGAAACGTTTTGTTGAATACCTGCAACTGTAAGATTGATATTTGGACTTCTGTCCATTGTAGAAATTGCACGCGTTTGGTCAAAACCGTTTGTATTTACTTTATTAGTAAACTTAACACCAATGTTAGTTTCATTTTGTCCTATAACAATTGCTTCATTACCATTTGTGTCGTTTAATCTTTCGTATGGCTCAAATTGTACAGTATTGGTTCGGTCTGTAATAATAGATTGTTCTGAAACTAAAAGACTTGTATTTGCAACTGTATATCCATAACCACCGCTATCAATTTCGTATCTTGCAACAGCAGGAGCAATCCCACTTACTTTAGTAACAATACCTTCACCGCCGACTCCGTCTCCTTCGGTTGCTTTAATTAAAACATTTTCACCAACAGTACGATCCGGTTCGAACTGGTCTGTAACTGTAAATGCACTTAAAGAGCCATTAACAGAACCAAATTCTACAAGCTCTTTATTAATGTTAGTGTAAATAGTATCATATTTTTCAAATACACCTTTTACGTTATCGATGTAAATAACAGGTGTAAATCTACCATTAATTAATATTGAATTGATTTTTGTTACTGAAGCTTCAGCTTGTGAAATCGTACCAGTAATAACACGGTTAATTAAATCAGAATAACTATATTGAACACCTAAAGGGCTAGTAAATAGATTATCGTTCGGAGTCATCTGAAGGAAATTGCCTTCTTTCCATTCAGAGTTTGAAGGTTTAAACATTTTAGTAGATGGATAAAATACTTCAATGTCATACTCTTTATAGAATGTTGCAAAGAATAATTCAATACCAGCCTTAGTACCTTTTCTACGATAAAGGTCTAATATATTTTTAACAAGAAATGGTATGATACTTTCTTTTAGCTCGAGGTCAGCTAAATATTTGTTTTTATAGAAAATAAGTAAATCTTTAATTGTCGTGTCGATATCTCTATATTCAAAAAATCTTCGTGATACATAAGTTGATTGATTGGATGTTGTTTCCATCCACTTATAATAATCACGAGCTAGCTGAACTAATTCTTGCCCACTTTCACGATAGATAGCAGGGAATTGTTGATTAATAAAAAAGCTTAACGTCTTTTCTATCTGCGAATAATTTTCAGCCATTCTTTATTTTCCTGTATTAATAACCGCTGCCACTGCTTGAATTATTATTTGTTAGTGTTCCAATTGCAGAGGAAGAAGCAGTTGTACCAGTAGTTGGTTTCTCATCAATTATTAAATTAACTTTTACATCATCATCTCTTATAATAAACACACGACCTTGCGGTGCAGATATATCACTCTTCTTAGTACGAACCATTATTTTAATTGCTCTTCCGTCATATGCTTCAACTTCGACTGTATTTAAAGTCACTATTCCATTTACGTAATCAACAGTACCGACATTAGGTTTAAATATTGAAGGATTTGTTGCATCATCAACAATAAACATTAAATTACCTAAGCCGTCGTCTTGTATATAAACACATGTTCCATCTACATCAAATGGTGTACTCTTTACTGCAGGTTTATATTCACTAAATCCGTTTGCTTCTCTAAATGGATATGGTTTAACTAATTCAGTTTCAAATTTAAACGATGGTGTTACTCGAGTATTAACAACTGGACTCCAATCAATAATTGGCATAATAGTTAATCCTGTACTTTGTATTGCAGTATCAACAGCATCAACTTTGGCAGTTAGTTTACTTCCTCGTAATTTTGTATTAAAATCTTCTAATGTATTTTCTGAATAATCATTAATTGCAGCTCGTACTAATGACTCGAGTTCGTCTTTTGATTTTTCTGTACTCTTATTACTATAAACGATATCAGCAACAACATCTGCATATACAAATTTTGTTTGTACAAATATCGGTTCAATACTTAACGGGCTCTTTTCTGCCAAATAGTTAATATAAGTATTTGCAAGTGTTGAACTAATACTTGTTGTTTCTGAATCTAAATAAACTGAAACAGCAACACGACCAAATTGAGGCGGGTCAAGTTCTTCACCACCATAAGCACTTACTGCTGTAATTTCTGGAAATGCTTGTTGTAATAATATTTCATAATCTTTTGTTGTTACTGCGCGCTCTTGGACTGCTAACGATTTAGGTGCAAAGTATCGAATAGATTCCATACTTTCGCGCTCTTGGCCACCAGCTGCTGCATTGATAGTTGTTACGTCTATAGTTGCACCTTCAATAAAACTTGCGCTAAATGAGTCTGCACCATTTGCTAATTCACCAGAACATACACGATATCTTACACGTACATCTTCAAACTCTTCTGGTTGTAAACCAAATTCGTTTTTACCAAAATAAACTGCATATCTGTTATCTAAATAAGGCTCTAAATAAAATACTTTATCGTCTGGTTTAACACCATAAATTGTATTAGCACGAGTAAATATATTTCTATTTTCTGTTTCTTCAGCGTCAACGAATACAACGATAGAGTCCGTATCAACTTCGTCGTTTGTTAATTGAACACGAAGTACTCCATCAGCATCAACAATAAATCCTTCTCTTTGGAATGATGCCAACATTGACCCTTCAAAAATTTGTACGTTATCTGCTACGAATGTATCGGGTGCTATTCTTCTTGCAACATATGTTTGATTAGTTACAAAGGTAAATAACTCACCTTGGTAATTTGCTGTAAATGTAGAATAAGTTGGAATTGTAATTGTAGTATTTGTTTCTTCTGTATCAGTAATAGTAACACGAACTGTAGCTGTTGCTGATTTACGAGAGCGAGGAATATAATTTAATTCTTTTGCATGAGAAACGATTGAGTTCTTTAGGGCGGCCGAGTCTAAAAACATCTCATTCATTGTCATGTTTGTGTAGTAATTATTTTGGAAAGTATTAAATGCTAGTACATCAAGTAATGCACTCATATTTGAACCTTCAAAATTATAATCTTTGAATTGAGTCTGCGTTTGCAAATATGATTTAAACTGATTTTTGATTGCGTCAAAATCCAGTTCAGTAATTGGAGTTTTTGGATTGGCCATCTTATCTTATCCTTTCTAAAATTAAATCAAGTGTGATTGGTCTGTCTACGTTTCGAACGTAGAATTGTATTACAACACTTACTTGGTTATCGTCATATAAACTTGAAACTGACACATCAATAAGTTCAGCTCTTGGTTCGTATGTTATAATTGTTTGTCTGCATCTATTTTCTATTTTCTTTAATGTTGCTGGGGTAATGTTATCAAACAATAATGCATTAATACCGCCACCGATAAATGGCTGCATTAATCTTTCACCTGGATTTGTTAAAATTAAGTTTCTAATACTTTCTTTTACAGCATCTTCATCTTTAAGTAAAGCTAAATCTTTTGATATAGGACTAACACGCAAATCTTTATGAAAGTCACTATATAAGTTTGGCTTTTTACTTATAGGTGTTTTTACATTAATTGTCATCTTGGTATTTCTCTTATATCTAAATGGATATGTGTGTCATAAATTACAATATATTTAAATCCACTTTTTAAAGCATTATTTGTAAAGACTTCAGTCCAATCTAAACTACCTGGATTTTCTTTAAAAACACTATCCATTTTAATATCTATAACAAGTCCGCCCATGTGAATATCATCTTTGGGCCCAGGTGGCTCTAAATTTTCATTATATGTTTTATTTATCCAACCATTAGTAATTATAAACTGAATACCATAAATTGATTGTAATCTTTTTAAATAAACTTTAACGTCTAAATCTACGTTAGTATATGCTTTTCTGCCTATACCTTCTTTTTCATCAAAAACTTTACCTTGCACTTTCCATTCACTTGCGGACCCT